CTATAAGTAGATCTACATCTTGTTTTTTTATTCTATTACATATATCAATATCTATATATTGTTGTTCTGTTTTATCTTTACACACATGTGGTTTAAACCAAGGGTAAGTAAGTTGCTCGAATATTCCTTTTTTAATAAAAACTAAATCAAAGTCTAAATAATCAGCAATAATATAATCGTTATTTTCTTTTTTAGTTTTATACCTACCTTCAAACATACCAGATAAAAATCTATGATCGCTCTCCATAAATTTTTCTAATGTTTTGATAAATGTAGTAGAAGTAAATGTAATTTTATTACTTAAGAAAACTAATACGTCATATTTAATTTTGTTTTGATATGGTTTTTGGTTAGAGCCTGCTAATACATTACCTCCCAAACACATCTGTTTAGCATAAAACGCATTACAGCTTGAGTGTTGAGAGACATAATAATAAATACCAGTCTTATTTAAATAAGAAGTTAAATTCACCCATGAGCTTAAAAAACTACCACTATAAGAAGAATCAAATAAATTAAATACGATAGTCATCCTGTAGGATTATTTACAGGATTAATTTAGGAAACCACTATTTACGGAATGTACTTTGTAACCCTTGAATAATAAAATCTCCTGTAATTTTTACCGGGCGGACATCAATTCTTGGATCTCGTATAACAACTCCTTCGTGAGAGTCAACTCGCCCCATAGGAGAGTCAAGAGTTTCGAGTAAAGCTTTTCCTAAAAATCTTGTTGCATGATAAACAATAGCT